GCCAGGCAGATTAAGATATTAATTCACATGAAATGCGCAGAAGATGATATTAACTCTTGCAAGAATGCAGCCGAGCGCACACAGTATTTTCGTACTGCTTTTATCAAGCAGTGCACCTAACCAATAACACATAACACATAAAACATATGAACATATTACAACAGATACAGTCGGAGCTGAAGGCTCCCAAAGGCCAGAAGAATAACTTCGGCAACTACTCGTACCGATCAGCCGAGGATATCCTCAGTGCGGTTAAGCCCCTACTACAGAAGCACGGAGCAGCACTCATATTGACTGACGCACTGGTGGCACTTGAAGGACGCATCTTTGTTAAGTCTACGGCCTGCCTGCATCACGATGGCGGCACACCGTTTACCGCAGATGGATTTGCAGAGCACGCCGAGACAAAGAAGGGAATGGATCAAGCACAGATTACTGGCAGTGCCTCCTCCTACGCACGTAAGTACGCTCTTAACGGCCTGCTATGCATCGACGATACCAAAGATCCAGATGCAACAAACACTCACGGGAAGGGCGAACCTTCCTACAAAAAGAAAACACAAACCCTGGATGGGTTAATATAATGGAAACACAAACATACGACAACAACAACAGTGGTGCACTCTTCCCTAACGACCGTAAGGAGAAGGAGACTCACCCCGATCTCACAGGCTCTTGCGAAGTTGACGGCAAGGAGTACTGGTTCAAGGGCTGGAAGAAAACCAGCAAGGCAGGCAAAGCTTTTTTGTCTGTAGCGTTCGACCCGAAGGAAGCAAAGCCAGACGTAGTTTCATCTGGAGTTGCCCCAATGAGCGACGATCCTATCAGCTTCTAGATGCTAGACTTTGATAAGGTATGGTGGGAGAAATTCCGCCACGATGAAGTTGTTTCCATATTGGAAATGACTGGTCGTAAGAACAGTGACTACACGGGAGGCTCAGAAAACAGCAACCCCTTTGCGAACTTCGATGAAAGCTTGGAGTTCGGTGTAGATCCCCTCACTGGGATATGCGTACGCATGGCTGACAAATTCCAGCGAGCCAAGGCTTACTGCAATGAAGGCAAGCTATCCGTATGCACCGAAGGCGACCAAGCCAAAGACATCTTCCGAGATCTCATTGGCTATTCACTGATCGCCCTAGGTATGATCGAAAGAAACAGCCAACCATAACTACCCTACTCGCCAGCTGCAGTCCGATCCTGTAGCTGGCACTTGGGATTTATAAACTATGAAAAACTATGACAAACATACACGACTTACTAGAACCAGACACAGTACTACCAAACAATTTATCAGCAGAGCGGGCATTGATTGCCTGCTGCTTACTCGGGGATGACTCAGATGCATACGACAGTATCTCTGGGATCGTACAGCCCGATGACTTCTATGCCCTACGGCACCAGCTTGCTTACCAAGCTATAGCTGAGCTATCGGGGGCAGGCCAACCTATCGACGAGATCAATCTTGTCGAACGTCTCAAGGCTAACAACAGCCTCGACGAAGTCGGAGGCATCGCAGGTGTAATGGCCTTAGCTGGGGCCGCCGACACACCCTTCAGAGTCCTCAACTATGCAGGCATAGTAAAGGAGAAGAGTAACCTACGCAGGATGCACCGAGCCTACAAGCTGGCAGCCGAGCGCAGCGCATCAGAGCAAATGGATTCAGCCGAGATCCAAGGACAGATCGACAGCGAACTGAGTGCGGTCAACGGAACCGAGTCTGGGGTTGAGAAGATCTCCAACTCAGTCGAGCTACTGCAAGAAGAGTTCAAGCAGATGCAAGAGGGAACCTACGTCAAGGACGTAGTACGTACGCACATCCCGCACCTAGACGAGAAGCTAGGTATGGGAGGCATCGGAGCAGGTGAAGTATGTATCATCGCTGCACCTACCTCCTGCGGCAAGTCCGCCGTGGCCATTAACATTGCACTACGTGCAAGTAAGATAGAGTCCGTACCTTCTGCCATCTTCTCTTTTGAGATGCCACAGAAGCAAATCGCAAGGCGTATGATCCAGACACTCAGCGGTGTCAACCTACGCCAGATCGAAGAGAACGTAGCTACACCCGCCAAGGTGAAGTCAGTGCACGCAGCCAACGAACTGCTGGCAAGCCTGCCCATCTACACTGTGCACGCAGTCAAGGGGGCAGATGATCTACGGAGTCAGATCAGACTACTGGTACGTACGCACGGAGTTAAGCTCGTGGTCATTGACTACCTGCAACTAATCCCATTCGGGAAGAACGTAGGTAAGACCGAGGGTATCTCATCTATCTCTCACAAGATAAAGCAGATAGCAGTGGAGCTGGAGATCGGCATCCTGCTGTTAGCACAGGTCAACCGTGAAGGTGCCAAGCGTGAAAGCGGCCTGTCACTGTACGACCTAAAGGACTCTGGTGACATTGAGAATGACGCAGACGCAGTCATCCTTATGTGGCCTAAGAATGGGGACATCGAGTCAGCCAAGAAGGTTGACCCCGAAGGACCTTACACTGAGTTGCAATACTCAGTTGCAAAGAATCGAGAAGGCGAACGTGACGTTCGTGGAATCTTCAAACTATATCACTGCGTAGGAATTATAAAGTAATGCTAAACAAAATTAAACTAACTGAAATCGTAGCCGAAGAGTTCGGCACTACACCTAACATCATTCGTGGCAAGTCCCGCACTAGACGGGCATCGTATGCCAGAGATGCACTTGCATATGTAATGCACCTGCACAACTGCACGCACGAAGAGATCTCACGCCTAGTCAACAGGCACCGCACCAGTGTAACGCACGGACTCGACAGGGTACGGGCACGCATTGAATCCAAGGCAGAGGACTGCACCATCTATTGCTCTGCACTTCAAAACGTATGCACCGAGGCTGGTGTACAAATCAAATACAAAACCAATGAAACTATCGAAGAAGATTAAACTAGAGTACTGGCAGGGAGTGACCACTGGCAAGACGCACGCTACGCTGGAGTTCATGCTGACCGAGGCCCTCGACAAGATGGAGGAAGAGCTAACTAAACTAAAAGAAATCAAAGCCCAGTAGGGAGCACACATTATTCAACCTTTCCCTATATCCTCTCCTTGAAGACGCTACGATCACTATGGTGTGTCTGAGATATTCAAGTGATGGTTACTATCTGAGAACAGGTAGCAGTGGATCTGATCACCACTGGGGACTTTTTTTAACCAAACAACCAGCCCAGTAGGGAGCACACATTATGAAAGTATCAAAAGATTGCTACGAGTAGTTCTTAACAATTGCTACAACAACTCGATTGCCATTCCCCGATTTAAATTTCACGACTCCATCCTCTGTAAGCAGAAGCATACCATCGGTTGCTTCTACCTCCTTATAGAAAACGTGGTCACCGCTGTTAGCATATATAGTTTTAGCCTGTGCAATTGAATGCGTTAATCCGCTATCGCAGAGAATCTTTATTGCTGGATCAGCCAGTGAAGTTAAAGGAGATAAGATAATCGAAAGGAGAAGTAGTAGTTTCATCCACCCATATTAAACCAATGAGGTTTAAAATGATATCGAGTGAACCACGTATATTTGTATCTTTATTCTCGTATACATAACCCAAAGATAATTATGAAACATAAGAGATTCGACATGGAAATGTTCGACCTGACGGACAGCCCCGCCAGAGAAGCAACCAAGCAGTACTTATCCCGAATGGGATACACTGCCATAGATAACCCCGACAAGTACTGCGCTGACCTTATCATTGAGGACATTTGCTATGTCGAGTGCGAGTGCAAGCTCGTGTGGAAAGGTCCAGTATTCCCTTGGCCTACAGTGCACATCCCGCAGCGTAAGCAGAAGTTTGCCAAGCTGGATATGCGAGTCCTGTTCTACATCTGGAACGCAGAGTACAGTCACGCTATGCGTATAGCTGGGGAGCTGCTGACAGATGACAGGCTAGTTGAAGTACCTAATCGAATGATATCAAAGGGTGAATACTTCTATGATATCCCTATGAATTGCATTCATATCGTAAGCAAATGCTAGTATTACTTGCGTTGTATCACAGGACCAACATAGTGAAGTTACCTTAGCAATAAGGTTTGTGTTATGTTACGTTATGTGTACAGTGCAGGGGGCTTTTTTTCATAGTTCAAGTCCCCAAAAAACTTGGCCTCCCTTTTAATTAAGGGAGGCCAAACTTGTTTTAGGACCTAGCGATCAAAGGTAGGAGTTACTCCTTCTTTCCTTTGCTTCTTTTGGTACTTCCTCTGGGACTCTACGCCACCTCCAGTGCGGTAGTACCATACGTCAGACAGAGGAGAGTTACGCCAAGATTTAATCTCGAACAGTTCCTTGTCGCCCTTGACCCACGATCTCAGTGACTGTTCACCGTCGATCATAATGTTAATCGCAGGAGGAGTGAAGCGTTGAATTACACTTTCTACTACACCCTTATTCAGTGCACTAGAAGTAGTGTACCTAGACAGTCCAAACATACCCAGCATATTATTCATTACGTGCTCGGGGATATAGGTATCCTTGCCTGCAATCCAGTCATCGAGTAAGTCCGATGGTAGGCCAAACATAGTCAAC